ACCTTAACTGATTAAATCTTACTGCATCTGCCATCTATCTTTCTTTTTAAAACTATTTAGAACGAATACTTGTAAAATTGAGTTCTATAACGTCAGACATTTCTTCTGGATAAATTTCATAAATTTGTCCTTGAATTTGATCGTAATTATATTGCCTTCTATCACGCCAGTGAAAATTAATTCCACGAAATCCCCATAAGAATACATCAGTCACACCAACGAGTGGAAATTCATCATATTCTATATTATTAGTTTTGGCACGATAAACAAAGGTATAATACTTTCCAGAAGTGGGAATTTTTCCACTTTCAGACAAAACACTTAGGAGATTTTGCATAATATCATCTGCACTTTCTGTGCCTATTAAATCACGAACAACACCACGCACACGATTTTCTTGGTCTTCTGTTGGATTTCTTCTCTGTTTGAGTGTCTTTCTTGGCATTGGTTAAAAAAGTTCGTTTTCCGTAAGAACCTTAAACTCATAACCACGATCTAAACACCATTCTTTGGCAGATTCCCATTTTGCCTGATTTTTTGCATATTCCATCACTTCATAGATATAACCCTTAGTTTTTCTTTTTTGAACTTTGGGTTCAATACACTGCTTATATGGTTTGATTTCAATAATCATTTTTTTGATTTTTCCATTCGATTCTTTGACTTTAATGTAAAAATCTGGAAAGTATCTATGATATCTATTATCAACTGGTGATCTGTAGGGAATGACATTTATTTCACTTCCCCATTCTAATATATTTTCATTCAGATCACAATATCTCATAAATTTTCTTTCCCATAAAGAACGATAGATGATATTGGTATAATCTCCCTTATATTTTTTAGGATAAGAAGGTTGATATTTTCCTTTATATGACATCTAAATAACTAATAATAAAGTAGTTGTATAGGTATTTAGAGTGCCAAGACCAAAGAGAATAACAGATTTTAAACCAATAATTGCCAATCTTGCTCAAACATCACATTATCAGGTTATGTTTGGTGGAATTGGAGGAGAGTTATTGGACTACTTAAATGATAGGGGTGTAGATACGAGATTTATTATTGAAAATGCTGGATTATTATGTTCTTCTGCTTCTATTCCCGGAAGTTCATTAGCAACTGCAGATATTAATGGAAACTTTATGGGTGTGCAGGAAAAAATGGCACACACCAGAATTTTTACTCAAATTCAGTTGGAGTTTTATGTTGATTCCGATTATAGAATGATGAAGTTTTTAGAGCATTGGATGGAATTTATTGGGAATGGATCAGTTCAAGACCCTACTAGTTCTCAATATGGATATAGAATGAGATTTCCAGAAACCTACAAGTCTAATTCTACTAAGATCGTAAAATTTGATAGAGATTACTCAAGAGAATTGGAATATAACTTTATTGGATTATTTCCAATTAACCTCTCATCAACACCAGTATCATATGAATCTTCTCAAATTTTGAAGGTAAGTGCATCATTTAATTATGAAAGATATATTTCAGGAAAAGTTACAAGTTTAAGTAAAAAGGCAAAGCAAGAAAATAATTTAGGATCTTTGGATGTAAATTTTATAACTGATACTGGACTTGAAATTGCTGATATTGATACAATTAACGATATTTCAATTTCACAAGGATTTGATGGTCGTCAATTTAGGTAATAAATAATTGTAACTGATAATATTATAGAATATTATGCCTTTACCGAAGATTGCGACACCAATTTATGAATTGGAACTTCCATCAAATCAAAAGAAAATTAGATATAGACCTTTTCTAGTAAAGGAAGAAAAGATTCTAATTATTGCAATGGAATCCGAGGATCAGAAGCAGATTACTACTGCTATTAAAAAGGTAATCAGTAATTGTATTCTTTCTAGGGGAATTAAAGTTGAAGAATTATCTACATTTGATATTGAATATCTATTTCTAAGCATTAGAGGTAAATCGGTAGGAGAAACAGTAGAAGTTTTAATTACCTGTCCTGATGATGGTGAAACTCAAGTTCCTGTTGTAATTAATCTTGATGATATTAAAGTTCAAGTTGAAGAAGATCATTCAAGAGACATTCCTCTTGATGATAACTTGACATTGAGAATGAAATATCCATCTCTTGATGAATTTATCAAAACTAATTTTAGTATTGATGGTAATATTGGTAATATTGGTGTTGATGAATCTTTTGATTTAATTGCTTCTTGTGTAGAGCAGATTTATAATGAGGAAGAATCTTGGAATTCTTCTGACTGCACTAAGAAAGAAATGAGAGAATTTATTGAAGAATTGAGTTCAAAACAATTTAAAGAAATTGAAAAGTTTTTTGAAACAATGCCAAAACTTTCTCATACAATTAAGGTGAAAAATCCAAATACTGGAGAAGAAAGTGATGTTGTATTGGAAGGACTTTCAAGTTTTTTTCTATAGGTATGGCGCACACTGATCTTGCGTCATACTACAAGATTAATTTTGCCCTGATGCAACACCATAAATACTCATTAACAGAGTTGGAAAATATGATACCTTGGGAGAAAGAAGTTTATCTCACATTATTGCAGCAGTATATTGAAGAAGAAAACCTAAAGCAGCAGCAAGAAAGTGGTATCCAGTAACATTTATAGAGCACCACAGATAAAATTAAAGAGAACAAGAATTACTCCAACTACAATTACTCAAACTGGAGTAAATCCTGTTACTGGGCAATATTTGTCTGCTGAACAGAGAAAGTCAATATTTAAGAGAAAAACTGTAAGTTCTAAGAATGTTTTTTCAAGACCAGGAGCACTGGTAAAAGTTGAAAAACCTGGAGCACTTACAAGACAGGATGATGGTAGTGGGAAAGGTATATCTTTTAATATTTTATTTGCAAGAGTTGTAGCAGTTGAAAAACAAGTTGCATTTCTTGCTAAAGCATTAGATAAAGAGGCAGAATTAGAAAAGAAGGCAAGAAAAGAATATGAAAAAGAACAATTGCAAGAAGAGGAAAGGGATCGTAGATCAGTAAAAGAAAAAAACCTAGAAAAGGGCATATTTAAAACATTAATTTCTCCTGTTCAAGCAGTTGCCGGAAAAGCACAAAGTGTGCTTGGAAATTTGATAAAATTCTTTGGAATTCTTTTAGCAGGATGGTTAACTAATCAAGGATGGAAAGCAATTAAGGCCAATGCTGAAGGTGATATTGATAAGTTAAAGTCAATAGGAGTGGAGGTAGGAAAAACTTTAGGAGTTGTTGCTGGAATATTTGCATTACTGAATGGTGGATTATTTACCATTCTTGGTATTATTGGAAAAATAACTTTTGCTATTCTTAGTGCTCCATTTAAATTGCTGGCAAAAGGAATTGAAGCATTATGGAATAAAGTAAGAAATAAACCTCCAACTCCGGAGTTAAAGCCTCCAACTCCAAGTGCTGGTGGAGGAGGTGGTGGTCCAAGTGCTGGTGTTACTCCTAGAGGTGGGAGTAGGATACCAGGAGCACAAGGATCACCAGCAGGAAGGTCTACTTTTGCTTTAGAGCAAGCAAGAAAAACAACAACCCAACAAAATATGATGAGGAATGATGGACCAAAAGGTCCATTTGATATGGTTAAAAGGTGGATTAGAGGTAAGTTAGAACAGCATAGACATGTAGGTAAGGGTAAACACATTGTTAACATTTTAGATGGAGCAGTAAAAACTTTTAATTGGTTTTCTAAACTTCCTGGATTCAAACAAATTTTTGGTGTTATACAAAGTGTAATTAATTTTGTTAAAAATCCAAAATCTGCTCTTGGAGATATATTCAAAAAAATGGCAGGGAGTGGTAAAGGTGGAGGATTAAAACTTTTAAGAATCCTTCAACCTCTTTTATTTACTCTTGCTATTAGAAAAAGAGCAGAAGCAGGAATGTCTCCAGCACAGGCAATTATTGGTAGTCTATTTCCTCTTGCTGGTAGTATTGCTGGTGGTGCTCTTGGTGGAACTATTGGTGCTGCTGGCGGACCTTTAGCATTTTTTGGTGCTTTTGGTGGATCTTTCCTTGGTGGTATGTTAGGTGAGCAGTTAATGGGAGTTTTGGATAATTTTTGGACACCTAACAGAGGGTCTTGGGATAATTTTGCACCTTTTAAAGCAATAAATGAATCAGTTTATGATTTGCAAAGTGGAGATAATGCATTTGCAAAAGGTTTACAGGCAATGTTCCCTTATGAAGGAACAGAAACATATAAACAATCTAAACAATCAGCACAAGTAGCAGCACCATCAACTTCACCAGTTACACCTACACCAGAACCTACACAATCTCCTTCAGCATCTATAAGTTCTCCTTCTCCAAGATCTTCAATACCAGGACCAATGACTGGTGGTGGAAATACAACGGTGATTTATAAGAAAATAGGATCAAGAGGAGGGGGAGGTGCAGTACCTTCAAGATCTTCTAAAGCAGCAACTGAAGTTCCATTGATTGCCTCCGGAAACCCAGACAATTTCTACACAATGTATTCTCAAATAGTCTATAAT